CTTCAAAGTTAACGTCACCTGCTATTATGTGTACATCCTTGTCAGCTTTAATTAGCCAACCAGATGTAATACAAATTGTTACTTTACTATTCTTTGCTTCTTTTAAATTTAACCAGGCGCTATTCGAGTTTATATCTTTCCAGTATACGTGTACGAATGGTGCGTCTAATATTTTTTTATGTATTGTTGGTAGTTTCATTAATGTACAGTTGCCATTTCTACAGTTACTCGACACGCAGCTTCTTCAAACATTGATACTTCGTTCAACATCATTTCAGCAGCAAGTCTTACTGTTAAATTAGGAACTTGAATGATTGCCATTTTGTTAGGATGTCTTTTACAAAGTTCGATAGCGTCACTTACTTCTTTAGTAACGTTCCAACTTGTTTTAGTCCTAACACTAGAAATCTTTGTCATGTCCCTCCGTTATTTCTGTTAAACACGCTGTGTCATTGTCAAAATATAATGTTCCACATTTGCCAGTGTCACCAGTGTGTCTGTTTTTTAATACACGTATCGTTGTGTAATTTTTGTTCTCATCATCTTGTTGATTTTTTTCCAACGAAATAACTCCGTCACTTAATTGACTGATTGCAGCCGAGCCACGTAAACTATTTAATGATGTTTGTAATCCGTCTTCGTAACCTTTGTTACCCTCTGGTCTTCTTAAATGATTAACAACAAATAAACCTATGCCAGTAGACTCAACTAAACTTCTTAGCTTAGTCATTGTGACATCAATTAATTTTCGTTCATCAAAACTTTCTAGTCCACTAATAACAATTGATAAGTGGTCAAGTATAATCCATTTTACATTTAAACCTTTTGCAAGGTATTGAATTTTAGATAATAGATTGTCTGATTGTGTTGAACCAAAGTGGTCAAACATATAAAACAAACCACTACCAACTGTAGAGTCAAAACTTTTTTTAAACTCTTCTTTATTAACGTTGTCTTTAGATAAGTGTAATGGTCTTTGTAAATCAATTCCCATTATACCTAGTGCAGAACGCTTAACACTTTCTTCTAATGCAATGTAGCCTACGCTTTCACCATGTTTTAAAAGATGATGTGCTATTTGTCTGCAAAGCTGTGACTTACCTTGTCCAGTACCACTAGTTATTGTAACTAACTCACCTCTTCTCATGCCTAAAGTTTTTTTGTTTAAGCATTCAAAAGGATAAGGAATAGTTTCTGTTTTATCTTCTTTAGATATTAAATCAAAAACTTCTGTGCCAGATACAATACCGTCTGGTCGATAAGTCTTTGCACCCCACATACAATCTATAAGTTTTGCAGTTTCCCCCTGGACCAACATTTCGTTAGCGTCTTTTCTTGGGAGTGTTGCTATCTTACATTTACCTGGAGTAAATAATTTTGAACATTCTTGAGCTGCCTTTTTGCCTGCTTCATCTGAGTCAAACATTAAAACAATTTCACTTGCTTGTTCGAGCCACTCAAGTTGCTGTTGTAAATCTTTCTTTGCGCCTTGGCTTCCAGTCTTAACTGAAACACAAGCCCATTTTAAACCTTGTGCTTGAGCCATACTCATAGAATCTATTTCACCTTCTAAGATTACTATTTTTTTATTTGTGTCACGCCATAAGTTCTGTCCGAACAGTGTTGCTTGTTTACTATCACCTAACCATTGAAAAGATTTATCTGGATAACGTAATTTCTGTGCAACTAATTTATTATGTTTGTCATAGTAGTTTGCAATTTGAACTGTCTTACCGTTATATTTTCCAGTCTGATAATTAAATTTGGTTGTCGTTGCCAAATCTATATGTCTTTTGTTAAGAGGTTTGAGTTCCCCATGTATTAATTCAGTTTCCAATTTCGTTTCCTCTTTTTGTTCGTAGTTATGATAGTAATGTCCACATCCAAAACAATGACCGTGTCCGTCTGTATAAACAGCCACGTTATCCTTGCTCTGACATTCAGAACATGGTGCGTGATAACTAAAATCACTTTTTTCCATTTTGTTTTTTCCTTGAAATTTTTTTGACCCAAAATATTTTGGTCTGAAAAGAAAGACCCCTTTGATGTTATCTCAGGGGTCACTACAAAAGGAGTGCATATGAACTCACTCCCTCAAACGAAGGTATACCCTAATTTAATTCTTTTATCCACTCTTTTGGAATGTAGCCGTCAGCATATTTAAAACCATGCTTCTCGCACCACATTGCGTATGTTGTTTTGGATTTTTTCGAAATTCTAGTTTTTGAATTTGAAAATACAAATCGTAAATCTAGATTAGGGTATTGATTCTTAACAAGTAAAGATTTTTGTTTGTCTACTGTTAAAAACCGACCTTTGCCTTCTATGTACATAGGCTCACCATCTTTTTTAAAAAGAATAAAATCTGGTGTGTATCTATGCACCTTTTCAGGTTTCGTATATTTTAAAGTTTTTGTTTCGTACTCAAATTTAATATTTTTTAATTTTAATTGAGTAGCTATTTGTTCTTCTAAACCACTTCGGTATTTAGAAGTCGTCTTTATCTTCTTGTACCTCGGTCTTAGTATCACTTGTAAACTCCTCAGTCGATTGTGTTTCTGAGTGTTCATATCCTTCTTCTTCTTTAAAACCGTAACCAGAAGAATTTGAGCCACCTTCTATTAACTTAATTATTTGTGCAGCTCTAAGTCTCATACTAACACCTGCCCCCACCATTGAGGTAAAGTATGGAATAAGTTCAGCACTAACTTTTAATTCTGAACCTCCCCAAACATTTACGTTTAACATTGGTTTGCCTTTTGCGTCAAAGAGAGTTGGTTTGTTTTCAAAACTTTCTCCACTTTTAGTAGTTACTTTTGCTTTACATTTGAATTTTAAGATAACGTTACCAGTTGGCTTTCCGTCATCATCAACTTCATCGTAGTATGGTGGGTCAGCTTGTTTAACTTTCTTACCATTCGACTTTTCTGCGCCTATCTTTACGCTTTCTTCTCTAGCCGTATCAATCATCTTGATAACGTCTTGAGCGTCTTTTTTGTTTAGTATAAGATTTGTTTTATAATCACCTACTTCAGAAAACTTAGTATCAGGACTTGATAGCCATGGGTACTGAGCAATTCCAACTGGTGTAACAATCTTTGTGTACTTATTCTTCATTGTCATTTTCCTCATTTACTGTTTCTTCATCTAAATAGCCTTTTTCAATTAAGGCTACGCCCTCATCCAAGGGCATTTGAACTTCCTTCATTTTTTACTCCGTTAGTTCTAATAGGGGTACTATTAACCCTTTAGTGGATTGGTTTATGCAAAGAAAAACTCACTCTTTAAAACTTCCTCAATATCAAAGTCCCCTTTTTCTGGAACTTCTGGAAGTTTGTTTTTCTCGCTATCGTTTAATATTGGTAACATAGATGTTTTAAAATCTTCCAACGGACAACCATTAGAATACATTTCTACAAACGTTTCTCTAATAGTGTCAGCTAGTGTCTGACTGTCAGCAGCTAGTGTACCGAAAGAGTCATGCACATTACAAAAATGTGAAACTCCTTTGTCATACGCTTTGACTACACACATAAACAAATGCGCTGAGTCTTGAGCGTGAATATAATTTGGTGGACAGGAGTTTTTAGCTTTGTGTACTGAAAACTTTTCTGTCTCAACATTAATTCTTGGTTTTATGACTTCACCAAAAAGTTTAGTTTTTACTCTCATAGATTTAAACTCTGGATAATCTTGTATCACTGGAAATCCAACTGGATTATTCCAACGTACAGCGTGTCCAGATTTTGCTAAAACTTTTGCACAATCTTGTAAGAATGACATTCCTAATCTTGCCGAAGATAAAACTTCACCCATTGAGTCCCAAATCACACCTGCTAAAAATGTACAAGCTTGAAATGAAGCACTACCAAATGGATGTAAGTCTCCCTGGTCCTTTCTTTTTACAATATCCTCATCAACAAAATCACTACATGAATATCTTGTTGAACCATAAGGACTTGTCATTATTGCTCTCTTAACTGTTGAACGTTTAACTCCAAACTGTAACCATAGTTTTGCAAATTCACTGTCAGTCATTGTTTTTAAATTTTCAATAACTTTATCTTTAACAACTGAATAAACATCTTGAGGTCTTTCACTGTTTGCTAGGTTAACTGCTTTTGCTGAAGGTGTATGTCTTAGTATTCCACTGTAATGTTGAATACCATTACAGCTACCGTCTTGGTTACAAATAAAATGACTTACGTAACCATAACCTTTTGCTTTAAATTTACACCACTCATCGCACCATGCAAGAAATTGAAAAGGTTTGTCTGCGTGTTCCCAATCTCTGTTAGTAAATGGGTCTGCTTGTATTTCCTTAAACATTTGAAAATTACTTTCAACCCAATCTAATTGTTCTTTACGACTTACTTTGTCAATTCCAAAAAGAGCTGCGCCAGTAACAGCCAACCAATAATCACCTTTGTTTTCTTCAGTGATTGCTTTACCAGTTCCAAACAAATGTAAAGCTTTTGCAAAGTCAACTCCTTGTCCGTTTAGATAATTAGTTACATGGTAACATCTAGACCTAAAGTCTAATGTGTGTGCATGATAAAAAATTCTTTCTAAAAACATTTCTGCTATCCACAATACTTTTGCAAACAATAATCTTTTTGATTTTTGTCTTGCGTTTTCTGTGTGGACCAGGACAGCTTTTTGTCTGTACTCTTTTCTTGATTCTGCGTTAGTGTCTATATCGTGAGGTTTGTTTGGTAAATTCTCTAGTTCAGCTTTTGGTAACCCACCTATGTTAATATTTTTGTCCCATGCTTTTTTTAAAACATCATAAACAAATTTATTTATTTTGTATGGTGTGTTTTGCATTGCGTTAATGCCTTTATAAATTATTGGCATTTTGACATCTTTTATTTGCTGAAGGTTTTCTCTTTTACGATACTTAACAAGTGTTAAAGGTTTTATGTGTCTACTATAATAACCACCACCAGTTACTTTTCCTTCTTCCCACATTCTCGGAGGAATGATTGTTGGAAAATATTCTGGTGCTAGAACTTCTAAAAATTCATTACGATTATTTATCCATTCTAAAGTTTTCTCTGTAGGTAATAAAACTTTTTCGTGTCTTCTTTTTCTTATTTGTGATTTAACTTCACAAAGTCCAGTAGATAAAACCATAAGCTCTATAAGCTTATAACCAACATGAACCTTTTCACTCCTAGTCCACAATACCCACTCTAACTCATTCTTTTGCGCTGACTCCCTAAGTTTCCTTCTCTTATACATATAACCAAACGACCTTTTATCTAGGTCTGTTTTTACAATTCCATAATGCTCTGGTCTGGACTCTTCGAAAGTTCTTAACGCTACCTCATCCTCAATTTTACTTGCCACGTTTATGGCTGCGCTTGTAAGTTTCCTTGCAATAGTAATTGAATTGATGATTGACTTGGCAGTAATTAAAGACGCTATGTCTGGTTCTATTAAAGACAATAGCCTTCTTGCTATGGGCTGAACACCCTTTTGATTTTCCCCTTCATTAACAAATAATGATATTGCTTCTGATAGAGGTCTTATTGAATTAGACAATAAAGTCTTACCATAATTAGTAAAAGACTCTTCGCCCCTTTTCTTGTGGTCTCTTAATCTCTTTTGAAAACGATTAATACCACGGTTTCTCATATCCTTTTCCAACTCTAATTGTTCTTTTAAAGAGGTAAAAGGTAATGTGATATACCCATTGTGTTTCAACATACGACTCCTTTGGTTATCTTAGAGGGACTTATAGCCCCCTTGGTTCTAATAGGGGTACTAATTAACCCTCATGTGGATTGATTAATAAAAAAATTTTTTTATGCTTGGAAAGTGTTAAAAGACAGTAATATCAATGTAAAAACATTAAACACACCGATGGGCTTTATATACCACCAACTGATTAGAAAACCGATGCTCTATCCAACTGAGCTAAGAGCGCAATTTTATCTATCCGATGGTTTACTATATCTTTTAACACTAATCCAAACATTTTTTTAATCCGTTAAGAGGTTTTACGCAACGGTTCTTTACTGTCCGTTGGTTCAATCTCTTTAGTGGATTGTGGTTCTAATACGTTAACAAACGAAGTTAATCGTGTGCTAAGTACAGTACCGTAACGTTCAATCATTCGGTCATCTTTATGTCCGACCCACGACTGAACAGCTTTAGAAGGAACATCAGCATTCAATAATCTGTGTACTAAAGTTCTTCTACAAGCATGAATACCAAATCTTTTGTCATGCTCTAAGTTCATTGCTTTACGAACTTTACGCCAACTAGAGTTTGGTCTCCACTGAGCAAAATGTCGAAACAATCTTTCACCTGGTTTTTTATCATGTGAAAATCTTTCAACTATTTTTTGGCAACGCTTTGTTAATGGAACGCCCCTCGACTCATTATTTTTTGTATGAGTTAAGACAATTCTATCTTCATAGCAATCACCAACTTTAAGATTTTGCAGCTCAGACAATCTCATTCCAGTATCAAGTAACATGATAAAGAAATCAGCGTCATCTTTCATATTCCAAGAACGTAACAAAGAGATTAATAAACTTTCTTCTTCTAAAGTTACAAATCTCAATTCATGTTTCGGTTCTTTTAGCCAACTTATGTACGGCTTTCTCTTCAAATTATAAACTCCATGTCTTCTTAAACAAAAAGTTATCATTGTAGACAAAGCTGACAAGTATCTATTAATTGTTGCATTCGATAAACTTCTATCTCTTAACTCTGCAACTAGACCGTCAATCATACTTTCGTCAACGTCAGTTATAAAAGTGTCCTCGCCCCAAAACTCTATAATCTTTTTTGCACGGTCTTTGACGCTTTCATCTCGCCCCAAATCCCATTGTGTCTTGCAAACTAAATTATAGATTTCTTGCAGCTCTTTTGGATTAGCTTTCATTATATACCTCCTTCCTATGCTAGATGTAATGTTAACTAATTGTAGCATACAATTTTTTTCCTCTGTTAGTTAACTTAACAAGTTTTCTTCTACGTTCCATGGGGTCTTCTAAAGCTTCAACAAAATTTAAACCTTCCTTTCTAGACCAACTCCATTTTGATAAAAGAGAAACATTACGGCTCACGGAACTTTGAGCCATATTTAAGTCTATTGCAATTTTAGTCATAGGAACACCCTCGTTACTTTCGTGTAT